TTTCTATACTCACTAGGGCTAACACCTGTAGCTATGACGAACTCTGCCATTTTCTTAGCATGATCTTCAGCTACTTTTTTCCTTTTGGGTCTGTCGCTCCGAGCATTCCTAAAGCTTCCTTTTGGGTAACGCCTTCAGTATCCTCGAATTTGTAATTAGGGTTATCTTGCTTCATAGCGACGTAATAAAGAACTCTGAGCGCCCTGCCTTTAGGTTGCCCGTCTGCAAAGATTTCGTCTATGCTGCGACCTACTAGCAGCTCTATTTCTTCAACTTGCCCTAGTGTCATTTCATCGAAATTCATCATCTGTGCTTCCTTAGAGTTTCGTTTTAGCGGTTTCTGTTTTGATTAGCTTCTCCATTTGACCGAAGTAGTTTTCATAGATTTCTGTTCTAGTGTAGCCGAGCGCCCTAACAAAGAATGGCTGCGGTCTTATGTGTCTTTTAAACCAGCCCCAGTGAATAGGATTAGCATAAGGAACGCCTGAGCTAGAACTTCTGTTGTTACCTGCCTTGACCGTAATCTTGCCCCGAGCTGTAGCTCCAACCCTAATGCTGTTCCGCAAAGCGCCTGTTCTAACCGGGACAAGTCCGCGCGCCTCATTAGCTACCAGTTCACCGGACTCTTTTCCAGCGTCTTTGATAGCGTCTTTAGGCACTCCAATAGCATCTAAGGCTTTGTTTATCTCCCTTAGATTCTTGACTTTTACGCCCGGTTGAACAGCCATTATTAAGCGGTTACTACCGATACCCCAAAGTACTGATCTGCATCTGCATCGTTAGGAGTAGTAACAACCCTAAGGGTCACTGAGAAGGTTGAAGTCTCGTTAGAGTTTAGGCTTAGCGGAGGGATTTCGTTAAACTTGACTACTCCTGAATAGTGGGGTTCTGAGGTGCTGGCCGTAGCGTTTCCATTAGGAGCAATTACAAAAGTTGCAGTAGTTCCAAAGTTAGCCCAAAGAACACGATAGAGAGAATCTGCATCACCTGAGGTAACACCTTCTAAGGCTAAAGCCCACTCTCCGCCTACACGCTGCTCGCAGAAGGTTTGTACATCTCCTGGAGCATCTCCTAGGGTTAGCTCTACCATAGTGGCAGCGCAAGCGTACTCAACATCTGCAATTAGAAACTTAATGTTTTCTGCGATGATTCTGGTGTTAGTCATTTCATGACCTTTCTAAATAGTAATTTCTAGCTCGAGTAAGATGTTTGCCGATAGATACTCGGCGTTGTTAGTTTGTAAGTTGTACGGTTCGTTTACTCGAATCACTCGAGCGTATCTAGGCATAGCACTGAGCACGTTGTGTATTGCCTGATCTAGATTTTCAGTTGCCTTTTTGTTAGTAGCAGTTGTAGCTATGACCACTAGCTCCAGATTTAGGTCGTACTGAGTGCCTAGAGTGCTAGGTGTGAGGTAAGGGCTAGCAGAACTCATAATCACTATCGGCGGCGTTATACGCTCCGGTACATAATCAAGAACTCTGATACCCGCCTGTTCTAGGTCTAGCTTTAGTTCTGCCTTAGAGATAGTAATTTCGTTAGTCATACTGCGAAACCAACATAAGGCAATAGCAGCGGATAGACGGCTCCCATAGGGTCTTTAGCGACTCTTACGGGTGTTCCATCTAAGCTAGCGAATTGCGCCACTCCATTAGGCGCTGAACGCCTGTGAAATAGCTCTGAGGAACAGATAAGCGTCGCCTGTCTGTGTATCTGATCTGGGACAGCAGTAATAACGCCGACATAGTTGCCAACCTGAGCAGTGCCAGAATCTAGACAAGATTGTATAAAACTACCTGTTTCGTCTGTCCCTACATAGGCTTGCAGTTCTGCCAGCGTTACTACTGTTGTCATTCAGATTTCCTTAGGCTACTATGTCTAGTTCTACGATTGCCCCGGCGAATGGTGTAGTAATCGCCATGTAGCCGTAAACGCTGACCGAATCGGTAAGGGTTGTGATGTCACCATCGGTTAGACGTACTGGAGCGCCTGCAGACTCGAAAGACTGAATAGCGCGGCTGTTAGCCATGTAGACCTTGTTAGCGGTCATAGCTGGATCTACGATTACTGGCATTCCTAGAAGGTTGCCAGATAGTCCCGGAAGGTTAGCAGTTCCAACGTTGTTGAAGCCCGAGCCGTCTTGCAGAACTACTGGTCTGCCGTCTGAGCCTACGATTGTCATTAGGAACTTGTAGCCCTCAGTGGAGGTAACAATAGCTTCAGGTCGTAGACCAGTTTCCTCGAAGATCTTAGAAGCGCCATCAGTAATACCACCAATTAGTGCCGCTAGAGTTCCTGCCGAGATGTCGAAGATTTTCCCGGTCATAACTAGGGCTTCAACGTGTGCAACAAACGCGGCGTTAGAAGCGTTTGCATAAGCAATAGTTAGCGCCTGGAATACAGTGTTTAGGTAATCAACGGTTGATCGCTCGATTGTCTGCTTAGAAAAGCTTGTGTAACCGCCGTAAGTCTTTACTGGCGCAGAAGTGTTAGCGATTGTCAAGTTACCGAAAGAAAGAGCCTCATTCTCTGGATCTTGCTCTCCGACTACCAAAGTGTTAGCAGTTACTGACGCGTACTCAACTGCAAGACCAGTTCCCGGAAGTGCTGCTCTAGAGAAGGCAGATAGCGCCGGGCGGTTATTGTCGATTAGGTTGTTGATCTGACCAACAAAACCAGCAGTTGTTACGGTGTTTGCGCTAGTGGAAGCTGCGCGAGCAAGCTCGATAGCTCCGGCGTCACCGATTAGGAGTTTCTTAGCGAACTCCCCTTGTGAGCGGATTTCTGAGCCGATTACCTTAGGTGTTGATACTGTAAGTCCTGCTTCGACTACCCGGCGCAATTCAGCCATTTCGTCTTGCACAGAACGAACGTCTAGTTCAATGTTTTCTGACATAGATTTTCTTTCTTCTGTTTGGGTTTCGATAGCCTCAGAATCTTTCTGATCTTCTCTAACCTCGGTTATGTTTGCACCAGCGAAAGCCGGAAACGGAACTACGGAGACTTCTTTAAGGTCTACCAATGTCCGAGTAATCAGTGAGCCATCTCTATCCTGTTCGATAGGCATGAAGCCAACTGAGAATTTATTTAGTACGCCATCACGCATTAGAGTGAGAATTTCTTCGCCTCGTAATGTTGCACTTACTTTTGCAGTAATCTCATAGCCTGCTTCTGTTTCTCTGCCTGAGATAACTTTTCCAATAGGCTCATCATGTCCGTAAAAGAGTTTTACATCTTCCACCGAGTCGATTGCGCCCGGAGCGAACCTCTCAGTTATGCCGCCGCCTATGTCTGCTTCTTGATTGTAAGGAACAGCTAGCCCGGTAATAGTTCTTTCCTGAGCTTCGTCTAGATTTAGGTCTGCTTCTCTGATTTCTATTTCAGGCATTTAATCCTTCTCTTTCTCTGACTTCTTCTGCTGTAAGAATCCCAGCAGCGATAGCGGTTGAATAGTAGTTGTAACGTGTGGCAACGTCTGCGCGGAAAAGGTGTTGATAGTCAAACTCGACCCTAGTTCCGCGAGGCAAGCAGTTACTTAGCGCGTCTGTTATTGCATCGGTGTAGCCCATTAGCGTATGACGGAAAAAGATAGCGTTTTCGTCTTGCAAATTTGAATAGGTATCCGAGCCGCCCGGCACTGTAGACAAAAGCAGCCTAGAAGGAATGCCGAATAGTCGCGCTATGTTTACTGTTGATTGCTCCACTGTGTCAGTGAATAGCGCCTCACGCGGAGATAAAGAAATTGCCTGATAATCAAAGCCATTTCCAAGAACTGCGATTTGTCTGTTCTGCTGTTTATTGTGCCAATTGTCGGTAATGGTGTCGGCCTGATCTTTGTTTACCTGCTGCCCGGTCTTGAGAATACCAGTGGGAACGCCTGCTTGGTTGAACCAGTTCTTTGCATAGTCGCGAAGATCTAGCGCCGCCGAGATGTCTTTCCGACATGAGTAGATAGGGCTAACGCCTCGGAGATCGCCGGACTTGCTAAAAAGCTTTAGCTGCTCCATCTCGTTTGCGCTGTAGCTCACTCCTTCGTAGCTGTAGTAAACGCCCTGGGCTAAATCCTGATCGTTTACATAAGCGACAGATACCGCAGAAGCCGGGAGAAGCGTAAGGCTATTGACCTGCCCGTTACTTGAGAAGGACTTATGCCAGAATGCGTTACCTTCTAGCGCAAGACTTGTAACTGTCTGAAATAGAAAGTCGCGCCTGTTGCTATTTATGTCTGGCTTATTGACTAGAACCGGGCTTTCAATTCTGAAATCCATTCCAGTTGCGTAGCGATAAGTTTCGATTGGCATTTTAGAAATTGGAGTGGCTATGATCTGCACCGAGCGATAAACTGCCGTAAGGCTTAGGGCTGTATCTGCTGTGACCGTTGCGTCTGAGCGCGTAGGGATAGTGGGCTGTTTAGCGCGCTTTTGCATAGGCGCGTTTGTGATTCTTTGCCATAGTGTTGCCATGCACCTATCCTAATTACATTAGTGTAATTTAGAATACACCGATTTGGGCGTGTTGGGCGCGCGAACTTACATACAAAGCGAAAATAGTCGCGAGCAAAGCATCTATCTCACCGAGTGATTCTTTCCTCGAAATTAGCCAATTCTCTCCGGTGTACTTAGTGACCCCGTTAGGCGATTGCATAATTAGCAACGGGTCATTATTGTGTGTGACCATTTCAGTTGAAAATAGTGCGTACACTGCCGAGCAAGCTGCCGTTACTTCCTTAGTCCAAAGTTGCCAAGTTGGAATCCCTACGGACTTTAGGCGCTTGCCTATGTTGGTTAGCTGTCTATCGTCTAGCGCGATTGCTCTCGGCGCGTGTTCTGCAAATAGCTCCGTGAGGCGCGTAAAGATTTGGTCTTCAGTTGGGTTTACGAAAGTTTGGACTAGCTCTGTCTGCTGCTTGCCGTCTTTTGAGTTTGCAACCGCTATGGTGGCATGCTCCCAGTTGCGGCTAACATCTACTGCAAAGACAGCGCCCTTCATTTCCTCTACACCTTGACCCCCTGCTTTTCTAAACACTGCGCTAGGCAACCAACTAGCAGCAGAACCGCTAATGAATTGGTTTAGCCTGTAGCGCCTAGCTTCGTGTTCTGGCAAAGTCTGCAAGTCGCTGATTACCTGGGCTAGTGGAATCCGCCCGGCAGCTACTGAGGGATTAGCTGCGAAGATTGCCTCGGGGTCAGTTACCGGAGCATTCTCTTTAGCTTCCCAAAGAAAGAACCCGAACCTCTCTAGCTCTGGGTCACCTGAGGCTGCTTTCCTGCCTTTTTTGTAAAGCTCGATAAGTGTTTCTGAGTTCTGATCGCCTGCTGTAGTAATGCCGACTACTAATCCATCTCTGCGGTTAGAAGTTCCAAAGACAGCGGCGCTCCACATTCCTGCCTTGCCTAAATGAAGCTCATCAAATAAACAAAGCGAAATAGGTATCCCTTGAACAGCCGCCTCTTTAGCTGCCTTTACGTCATACCTGCCGCTGCCGTCTGCTGTGACGATGCCGCGCATCTCAGTAGCTTTTTTAAACCGCTTTGACAAAAACGGATTGTTTTGAATTACGAACAAAACTCTAGAATAAATAATGCGCGCTTGATCTGAGGAACTAGCTAGCGATAGCACCTGAGCGCCTGACGATTGGTGTACGAGAAGCCCGTAGAGGGCGAGCAAACTTCCTAACAAACTCTTGCCGTTCTGACGTGCTAAAGAGATTACTACCTGCCTGTATCTAAGCCTTCCGGCAAGATCGGGATCTGAGTGTGTGATTGGGTATCGCTCTAGAATGTGTCGGAGAAGCCACTTTTGCCATTCATCTAGCTCTATACCGTCTGGGCTTTCCGGCGCTTTCCAGGCTATCTTTGCTAGCTCTATAAGTAAGTCACCGTCTGTTATAAAGTCCTCAGATAGCGGCTTAGTGTAGCTAGCTGGAAGCTGAAGCATTACCTAGTTAGCAGCTTCTCTAGTGGGTCTAATTCGTGCCTGTTGGCGTTGATCTGTGATTGCAGTTCCAAGATTGTTTTGCGTAGCTCCGCTGCTGTCGAGGTGTGTCCGGTTTCGTCAAAGGAAGCAGCTAGACGTAATGCCATTTCGGAGATTACTTTTTGTTCAATGGTCAATGTAAGGCTATCTAACCACTTGCTAAGTGTTTCGTGGATCATGCGGTTTACCTCCTCGGATAATCTAGCTATTCTGTCTTAACTTGTGGAGAAGCGTGGGATTGGCGCGCGTCTGTCGAAAAAAGCCCCTGCCCTGTAGCCGCTCTGTAGAGCCTCTGTAGAGCCCTCTATTAGTCTCCCTTTGCCCCCCTTTTGGGGGAAGGGGTAGGCGATAGTAAGCAGGTAATCTACCATCTGCTGTTCTTCCAAGCTGCCCTGACTGCTGTCTTGTCGGACTTACGCCCATTACATACCCGGCATAAGGACTGAAGGTTTGCGATGTCGTGGTTAGGGTCACCTGTCACCGAGGGTGGGCGTATGTGATCTATAGTCCAGTCCCCCCCCGTTAATTCTGCACCGCAGATAACACACTCAGGGTCTAGGACTGTCTTCGCATAGGCGCGCGCTTTGTTCCACTCTTTCGAGTTGTGCCAATCCGCCATGATCGCTCCTTAGTCCAGCATCTCTTACATGGTACTACTTCGTTTCCTCGAGTTGTGTGAGGTGTGTCGCAGATAGGGCACTTCATGAATCTCTAAGCCCTTGATAAACCACTACTGTCAAGTAGCTGAATGTAGCTCCTAGCAGAACCATTGTTAGCCAGGGAACATAGGTTGTTATAAGTGTCGCTAGTAGATTTACCCCTACTAGGAAGAATGCGAGTATGACCATTCCTGCTGCTGTTTTCATAAGCGTTTGCGCTTTCTGTGTGAGCGTTGTCTTATACATAGGTTAGTTGTCTTTCTTATAGTTCGCTGAATGTAATTAGTGCGCCTTGATCTGCCTCACAACCTGCCCACACCTTATTAGCTAAGATTTGGCAGATTTGAGAATCGTCTGAGAGTAGTCCAGCGTTGTCTGCTGAATCGCCTACTGCCCGAATCAACTTATCCAGATCTGGCTTTTGCGAAGGGTAATCTTTGCTATTGGTCTTGGCTCTAGGCATGAAGAAGATAACCTCTAAACAGACTGCGCCAGTAAGCGGCTGACATGAGCTATTAGCTGCCTCGAGTACTTCAGTTAGTGTTTTGCGCCAAGCCGGAAGCTTTTTATTACTCTCAACTATGACCGCGCGCTTGCCAATTACAAACGCATTCTTTGAACCCTGCGGCTGAGGTATACCTGGTACAAAGACCTGAATCATCTTAGTTTCTGTCTATCAAGACTATAAACAAAAAAGAAGAAGCAAACGCTTGGAGTGCCTACTCCTACGCCTGCCAAGAATACAAGTCCTGTAAGTGGTTGCCTATTTTTTCTAGTCATAGAGTCTGACCTTTTTTCTTTAGTCATCTAGTGCCTCGTTGATTAGCGTTATAAGCTCCGCTTCGCTAATTTTGTGATTTCTGTTTGATGCTCCGTCAAATAGCCTGAAGTAGTCATAGACCGCTTTGTAGATAGCTTCTGCTTGCGTTTTTTCAGTCTGCATCTTGACCGTCTAGGATTGCGTCTTCTATTTCCTTAGCAAGGAATGGATACTTTAGGGTCTCTAGAATGTCGCGAGTGTCTGCCAAGTCTTTGATCAGCTTGATGATGCGTTTGCGCTCTAGCTGCACTCCGGCTTCGTAGCCTTTCGTAAAATAGAGTTTGTTTTCCAGTTCGCTCATGTCGGAAATCATTAGAACGGCGCATTCTCGAAGCCTGAAACCTGCGCCATAGTAGCGCCCTGCTGTGTCTTGCTACGCGCCTGAACTAGCTGTGCCGTTTGCAAGTGATGTTCAACTACGGTCTTTTCAACGTCTGAGTCCTTAGGCGTGTATTTGCCTATCTTCGTCGATAGCTCCCCAGTTAGCTCTATCCAGTCACCCTCTTGAAGATGCTCTGCTTGCGAGAAGTCGAACCAACATGTCCAAAGTCTTGAGAAGGGCTTTGTGTAGCCTGGAACATCGTAGTTCTCCCAAACTGAGATCCTTCTTCCTTCCCAGCCGATTAGATTGACATCTCCTGTGATTGTGATTTTTGGCATTTCATTCTCTTTTCTGTGATGAGTAATTTCTTGCTATATATAAACATAATGCTTATGTATAGTTATTAAGTTAAATGTCTATATATAGAACCTTTAATAATGCTTATATATATATCTATATATAGAAGATGTATCTTATTTTAATTTTTCTAATCTATCTATGCAGATTTCTATCGTTTCAGCGAGATCTGTATCTGTCAAAAGTATCTTTTTCCTGAAATCCCAAAGTTCAAAAGTGAGTTGCTTTCTCATGTCTTCGCGACCATGACCATAGCCCCGTTTGTAACCCGTTAGCCAAGTCCGCTCTGTGAACTCTTTCCAGTCTGTTGCCTGCTGCATGATTCCCCTGTCTTTCAGATAGAATTATGATCCGGGGGCATAGCTATCTGTGGGCTATGTCCCCTTCGCTCTCACTTTGTATCTACTGCCTTAGCCATCTCTGTAATCTGCTCTAGAAATCGCTTAGGCATTCCATGTAGCTTAGCGTCGCTGTATAGCTCTCTAAGCCCTTCAACGTCACTACTTAGGGCTAGGACACTTGCGCGACCCTCAAACCCCTTTAGAGACACTGCTAGGGCTTCCTGTGATGCTGCCTGCATTTCCTCCGCGCTAGGTCTAACGCTGTGACCGTCTTTTTTGCTAGAGAACCCAAGCGTTGATAAAGCCCTGCCGATTGCGCTAGTGCTGCAATTCTCGATAAAGCTAGTTTTGTTTATTGGGCTTGAGTTTCTCGTCTCCTGGGCAAAGTCAATAGCTGCTGCTCTCATGTCTTCCCGGTCAGTGTAAACACTTGCCATTATGACGATCTCGGTTTCGTTGATTAGCTTTATCTCAGTGTGTATTCTGCCGTTCGGGTGCTTCTCCCAGAACTTAGCTATCCGGTCTGCTACTGGCTCGTAGTTGTCCATGAAACCCATTTTTAACCTCCTGTGATTTTGAGATAAGGCGCGCCGCCAGATCTGCTTTGTAACATTACAACGTTTTCGCCGTCTACATAGCCGTACTTAGCGCCCTTCATGCTGCTTTGAATGACCGACTTTCTAAGTGTTGCCTGCTGCTTCCAGAACTTTTCCTGTTCAAGGGCAGCTTGTAGAAGTCGGTATTCCTCAGGGTCTATGTCTGTCTCTGTGTCTTCTATGTCTGGGTGAAGAATCCTTATTGCGCTGTAAGTAGAATCGCTGCCGTCTAGGTCTGGCTGCTCTCCTGTCCTGACAAGCTCTAGGAAGCTCTCTGCCGCCTTCATAAGTGCTTCAGCCTCTATCGGGTCATACTGCACTGTAAACTCCCTGTACTCGCCTCCTGCGACTGCACACAGTACACCGGGGCTATGCAAGCCCGTTACGATCATGTACCAAAGAACTTGAAGCCTGTAATGCTCCGGCAACATAGGCATAGCGTTTCTAGAGAATTTGATCTCCAGAATGTATAACCTGCCGTCTTCGTCTTCAATAACACCATCGGGGTTAGCGTGAAATGCAGGGTTTATCTGAGACTCATAGGTATAATCCCCTGTGTGAATCGTCAAGTGTGGGTGCATGTCACCGAACAGCCGAGCGATTGCAGGCTCGAAGTAGTTCCCTAACTTCATAGCCATCGTGCCTTCTGTAGGCAATAGCAAGCCAGACTTCTGCGCCCATAAGTACACCGCGCTAGTCCAGGGGGATTTATTCATTATCGGAGCTATGTCGCTTCCGCCGATTGCGTGAGATCTCTGAGCATGCCACTCAGGAGATCCTGCCGGGTGTGTGCCGATTAGAGTGCCGCCTAGTTTGGCTATTGTCTTATTCACTGTGATCATGTTTTGGAGCATAGCAAAGCAGCTCGACAAAATTGCAGTTATTGTTTAGGAATGAACTCAGAACAAGCACTAACAGCATTGGCAGAAGGCATAAAAAAGACCGGGGCAACTGCCTGCCAAACTTCTGATCCTGATGCATGGTTTCCAGAAGGAGGCGTTCCTAATACTAGCCTTAGGTCTGCAATTAGTCTTTGTAAGGTCTGCCCTGTTAGGTCTTTGTGTCTAGAGTTTGCTCTAGTGAATGATGAGAAGCATGGTATCTGGGGAGGCGTGAACACTAGGCAACGCGCTAGATTGCGAAACGCTCGAGGTTAGTGTAAAAAGTAGTCTAGTGAGGGTGTAAAAAGTTAGACGCCTGGAATGTGTGGTGGCTCTATTCCTTCTGTGACGTCTTCGTATTCCTCAGGGTTGTTTTCCTCGGTGTTCTTTACTGCCATCACTGAAGCAAAGAATGCTAGGGCTGCTGCGACGCTGCTAAGTATCTGCTGCGATTGTTCGCCTGTTACTATCCCGGCGATTACTAGAAGCGGCACTAATCCTGCTACTGCCGCGTAGATTGCTTTTCTGATCTGTGGGTTGAATCTCATTTTGCGTACCTTTCCAATAGGGCTAGTGGGTCGAATGTCTGACCGTAGAAGATGTGCTTAGGCGTGTCTCCGTAGGTAAGATGAAGATGGCTACCTCTTGATGCGCTCCCAGTATTTCCAACTGCTGCGAACCACTTATTGCCCTCCCAGATTTTAGTACCCACCTTGTGCTTGCTCTTTACCTTCAGGTGAGCAAAGCCTAGATACATAGGCATTTGTTTGCCCTCATGCCAGAAGCGTAGGACTAAGCAATTACCTAGAACATCGCTCCAAGTGTTTACTACTATTGTGCCTGTCTCCGGGGCAGTGATCCAAGCGCCTGTAGCGGCTCCAAAGTCTAAGCCCCTGTGAGGGTTAGCCCTGTTAGCTGTAGCGCCGTAGAGGGCTGTGATGCTTGCTTTAGGAAGTGGGTATCTCAAATTAGCACCTGCGAAACAACGGTAACAGCAAAAGCGGTTAAAGCAGCAGAAGCAAAAGCGGTAATCCAGGCGTTCTTCCATCGAGCTTTTTCAAGCTCTCTAATTCTGTCTTCGTGATCTTGCAGCATCTTGAACCCGGCTTTTACGTCTGCCATGTCACCTACTAGCTTTAATAGTAACTGCTGCTGTGTGCTGCTTCTCGGTATCTGCTCAGACATTACTCGACTGCTTCCCAATTTACTAATGATTCATTCCATAAATAGATGAGCCCGTCTTCTGGATAAGGCTTGGGAGCTATCCACTGACATATCTCTTTGTCTAGAGTCCAAGATTTGTAAGGCTTAATTGGAATGAAAGCATCTAGGGCTGAGTCGTATTTAAAACCTACGCCGGCGTAGTTCTTTCTTATACTGCCGTCATAAAAAGTTGTAATGCAAACTTGTCCCCGAAACTCTCCATAGAAAATAGCCGGGTGTTTTCCCTCGATCAATTCCGCTTCATCAACACCTGAGATAACTTCAGTTACTTGGTTATTTTTATTCAAAAAAGCATAGTAAGACATTTTTTCCTATCGATTCTAAGCAAAGCTAACGTTACCTGTGCCGGCGGTAAATTCTGTAATTTTAAAAGAACCACTTGTTGTAGTTGTGGAAGTTATACCTCCGCCGATTGTCAGAGTTTTAGAATCTGGGTATTTTATTATTACAAGCCCTGAGCCGCCTGCTTTTCCGGGTGAGTTTGCTACGCCGGGTGTAGAGCCGCCTCCGCCGCCGCCCGAGCCTGTGTTGATAGCGCCTACAGTGGCATTATCCCCGTTACTTCCACTTCCAGAACCGCCGCCGCCTGTCCCTCCACTAAGAACTGTTCCATTAGTTGAACCGCCGCTGCCGCCTGCTGCCCTAGTTAACGCTGTCCCTGTAATAGTTGAAGAAAGACCGTCTCCACCATGTCTCTGGCCGTCCGTATTTCCTGACTCAGTTGCGCCGCCGCCGCCGCCGCCGTTAGGGTTTGATCCGTTCCCTCCGTCAGTTCCTTGAAATACTGATCCTGATCCGCCTGCCCTACTACTATTTTGCGCTGAGCCGCCGCCTCCGGAGCCGCCCGAATTTCCAGTTCTGGAATCTCCGCCGCCGCCGCCGCCTGTAGAAGTTATAGTGCTAAAAATAGAGTTAGAGCCGTTGGCTTCGGCTGCTCCGCCTGCTCCGATTGTGAGGAAGTAGTTTGTGCCTGTAAAAAGAGACAAATTAGACTCTGCACTGGCATTCCCGCCCGAAGTGCCTGCTGAAGTCCTATAACCGCCTGCACCACCGCCACCGCCCTGAGCGCCTCCGCCTCCGCCGCCGCCTGCGATTACTAGAAAGTCAACATTAAAGCCTCCTGGAGGGATACCGCCCGAGGCTGCCCAGAATCCAAAGGGAATTAGGCTCATGCGAGATCCCCGACTAGGTAATATATGTTTGTCGCTTTTTTTGTAACACTTGCTCCTGTGAACTGACCATTAGTGTTTAGAAGCCCGTCTTTGGAGTTGAGCGTGACCCCTGCGCCGGCGGCGAAAGTAATTGCTCCTGCTGTGTTTTGAATAAAGTTTATGGCTTCGCCTATTGCTAAAGCATCATCAACCGTAATCGTAATTAGGCCAGTTGCATAGATGTAATTATTAGCGTCTGCTGAGGTAATAGCTCTGGAAGTTGATTGCTCGGAAACTGAGCTTGAAGGAAAGTTTACCCAGTCTGCATCATAGTCAGTCCCGGATTGCTTTTCTAAGTACTGCCCCGTAGTCCCACCTGTAGGTAAAGAACCTTCTCCAACTATTGCATCTGCCCAAGCCGTACCGTTGTATCTAGTTAGAGTACTAGAACCGCTAAGGTGTGCATACTGACCGTTTACCGGGCTAGTTATTGCAGCGTCTCTAGCAGTTGCATCTGTAAAGACCGCGATAACCTGCTGCATTAGATTTATCTGTAGGTCTGACGCTGGAAGCGTGTTGCCGTTAGCGAATACTTTATAGCTCATTTTATGCTTCTTTCCATAGGTCTAGTGTAGTTAGCCAAGTGTCTGAGTCAATGAAGTGACTCACTTTTACCATAGTGTAATAATCTAAAATCTCTAACGTGTCCTGAGTAAAGTCCACGCCTATTAGTTCGCCAGGCAGAAGAAAAGCGGCTTCTGTTAGATTGCCCTGTCTGTCTATTGTTAGAGTTTCTACATTTTGCACTAAGTTAGTAGGGGACTGATTGTAAACCGAGCTTGCCCAACGCTCTAGTTCTGATTGTGTAGTCGTGTTTAGAGTGACGTCTTTTGCATAAGTGCCGTATAGGTCGATAGAGTTTTGATCCTCCTGTAAGACAAATACCTCGGGATCAGACTGAAGATCTACTCTTAGAGAATTAAAGACTTCATTACTACTAGATAAAGTGCTGATGTTAGTCATACATAAGTGATACAAAGTTTCGTGATTATTCCCAATTGTATAAACTATTTCGCCTGATCCTAGTACGTCTACGCCCCCTAGCTCCGACTGGTCTAAAGTAAAGTAACCTGCTCCGACTGGAAAATCTGGCAATATAGTCGAGTCTGGTCGCGGTACAAATACAAACTCCTGAGTTGCCGAGTCTATCCAAAATAGCCCTAGCCCTACCTGTATAGCTTCTAGGACTAGCTGCGCCGGTATGACTTGCGTAAGTGTGTCTGAGGGTATTCTGCCTGCTGCTGGCTTGCTAAGGGCGCTCATGCTAGTCCCGAATTGAGTAGCAATTAGCTCTAGCTGCTCTAGTGGCGATACATAACCGTTTTCGTTTGAGCTATCGAAACTGGCTATTCGAGTGTTGAGAAGCTGCTTCATAGAATCATAAGCAATAACTTGCAGCAGATTCTTACCGTCTATTGTGTAAGTGCCGCCTATGCTGTCCACTATGCCGCTGTAGATAGTTGTATCTACTTCACCTTTTACTAGCTTTATTCTTACCGGAACTCCAGGTCTAAACGAACTATTTTGCGAAGGGTCGTATTCGTAAGTTTGCAACGTTAGGCGAGCGCCTGCAGGCTGAGGCTGGAAGTAAAGCTGATCTTGTATCTGTCCGCCGTTTTCAATGTTGGCTCTTGCTACTGTGCAAGAAAGATTCTGCCAACTAAAGCTGTTAGTGCCTCCACCGTCTAAAACATTCTTGCCGCCTAGCAAGCTCTCGTTTATAATAAAAGTGTTGCCGCCTGATAGAACTCGCGAGCTACCTAGTGTGCTAATGCCAATAATAAAAGCATTTTCTGAACTGTCCGGGAGAAAGAACTCAACCCTAAGATCGCTAGTTATGTCAAAATTAGCGATTGTAGTCATCGAATCAAGCCTAAGCTGCCCTGATTCTTTAGGGTCTGATTGATCTCGTTGATAATCTGCTGCCCGTCTACGTTAGCCCGGTTGATATTTATAGTGATGGCGTTGCCAAACTGATCAAAACGACCCCTGCCGCCGTTAGAAATGCTTCCCTGCCTAGCACTCTCTCCGCCGCCTGCTTGCATGTCTGGCGCAAACTTGATTTGGTCTGCTGCTTGAGTTGCCTTGTTGCGAGCGCCAAGTAGCTGCTGAATGCCTGCAAGCTTCTGACCGGAGTTGCTCTTATAGCGAGCGTCTGGGCCGCCTAGCAGTAGGTCTAACCCCTCGAAAGTTTCTTGAGCAAACACACTTAGGAAAGTCAGCGCCTTGATTGCCTGGACTACTCCATCACCTAACCAGTTGAAGATCTGATCTGAAGTTACTTTGCCGGAGGCTATTCCGAAAGTCTGGGCGAAGACGTCTATTGCGTCACCGATAGCTTTCATTTGTGTTTGTGCTTCGCCTGAGGGGTCAATGATGGAAGCCCAAAAGTCTTGCACCGCCGGGATAACCGTCTCAAGAATAAACCCTTGAAATGCCTGCATTATTGGCATGAACTTCTCGCCGATTTCTGCGCGAGTGTTTTCTATCTCTGCCTTTAGTATTCGCTGCTGATTAGCTAGTCCGTCTGATGTGTTTGCAAAGTCTCCGGTCACGCCAGAAGTTTCTTGCATTAGCAAGCTATAACGCGCTGTGACCTTCTCTGCCTCGGTCATTTGAGTTGTGCCGTCTGTGATTCCCTTTTCTAAGGCGTGAGCTTCTACCGCTGCCGCGCTTAGGTCTATGCCGTACATTCTTAGCGGCTCTGATTGCCCTGCTAGTCCTGACTGAAATTTAGCTAGTGCATCTCCTACATCAAGATTGAATACTGATGCAAAGTCTGAACCGCGCTGAGAGATTTCATCTACTACCTCGACTATGTTGCCGCCTTCTCCGGCGATAGTTCCAGCAAAGCTAGAGAATTGTGTAGCTATCCCAAACAACTCTGTTTTAGAAAGTCCTAGCCCTCTAGCTGCATTCTCACCTAGCTCTAGAATGCCTTCTGCTGCATCTCCGAAAGATACATCTACCGCGTTAGTTGCTTCTGAGAGATCGCTCGCTGCGTCTATAGCTTTCTTGATTTGACTAACTGCCAAGACGCCGATACCGATACCAACAGCGGCTGTAACTTTAGCTATGTTTGCGCCTACTTTTGCGAACTTTTTGCCTAGGTCTGCGAAGCTGTCATTAGCGCCTTTAGTAGCCTTAGAGAGATTTTTGTACTCTCCCAGTATCTCTACATTTAGCACTAAGCTCATTTTGCTCTCCTATGTACCTCAGTTGCAAAAGCTGAGTATTCTGTCCCTGTAAGTTTTCTATACTCACTAGGGCTAACACCTGTAGCTATGACGAACTCTGCCATTTTCTTAGCATGATCTTCAGCTACTTTTTTCCTTTTGGGTCTGTCGCTCCGAGCATTCCTAAAGCTTCCTTTTGGGT